AGTCGCTGAATGGGTAGTCATCCCATAGCTCCTCTTTGATGCCAAAGTATTTGAACAGCTCAACGTACCTCTCGATGTTGTCGAGCTCTTGGTTGTTCAGAATTTGGCTAATTTTTTCGAACTGCTCAATGGTCAGCTCATGCATTTTGTTTGGTACTTCAAGGTCAAATACTTGTATCATAATATAGATTTATGAACAAAGATACAAAATCTGCAATATAAGCATGACCAAAGATATTCCAATTTACAAAATCACAATCGATGATGAGTTTGCCGATGGCGAAAACTTAGGCATCGAGATGATTGCGTTCACCAATCTTCCCGCCATTAAGGTCAAAGGGATGGCATTTGGAGCAGAGAACAAAATGATATTCGCTGATGATTTGAAGTATCGCATCACAGCACCGGCAATGATACCGATGGACATCTACCGCAAGAGCGATGAGGATGGTGAGTATTATGTGCAGTTCACCGCTGAGGTCATTGAGCAAATCCACACCAAGTTCATGGCTGACCTCCGCAATCGTGACATCTTCAACCTGGAGCACGACACTGAGAAAAAGGTGCCAGCTTACATCCTTGAAACATGGATCGTGGACAACCCAAAGCAAGACAAAGCATTCAGCACATTTGGCATTGAGGTTCCGCAAGGCACTCTCATGGTCACCGCTCAGGTCACCGATAAAGAATACTTTGCCGACCTGGTTGCTAAGGAGCAAATCGGATTCTCAATCGAGGGCTTTCTTGGGCTTAAATTATCGCAACAACTAAAACTAAATAACATGAACAAATTACCAGATGGGGAGCACCTAATCAATGGACAAATCTACGTTGTCGTGGATGGCGAAATCATTGAGATAAAGGATGCACCAACCGAGGAAGTGGTTGAGGAAGAGATGGCAGCAGAGCCAGTGGCATTGGAAGATACAACAGTTGAAGATACAACTGAAGAGTCAACCACTACAACTGATGAAACTATGGCTATCGACCCGGCTACTGACGCAGAAGCAATTCTTGCAATCGTTTTGCCAGTGATTGAGGAGCGTGAGAAGGCATTGATTGCCATCATCGCAGACCTTCGCAATCAAATGGAAGAGATGTATACAGAACGTGAAGATGTCGTTGAGGCAATCGATGACAAAACAAAAATGTCAGCGCATGACAAATTCAGCGCAGTGAGTAAATTTTTAAACGCAAACAACTAAAATAACTAAACCAAAAAAAACAAAACAAAATGAGCAGAAAATTAAAATTCGATTTAGACATTGACGCATCAGCGTTATTGCAAGCAAACAGCGAGGCATTCTATTCTCGCGCGTATCTTCAAGAGGAGACGGTTGACAACTACCGTACACTTCCAGGTATCAAATTCAAGACTAAAATTTCCAACGTAACATTCGGTCAGGTACTCCAAGCAGAGAACTGCGGATGGAATGCCAGCACTGATGAGCTCGCTTCAGTTGAAGTAGACGTATGTGGATTGTCAGCAATGGCAGAAATTTGCCAATTCCAATTGGAGCAGTCATTCGTATCTCTTCAAATGACCAAAGGTTCAAACGGTGATTTCACTGTTGCTTCCTTCATGGACTACTATTGGAATGAGATGGCGAAAACAATCGCTGAGAACGTTGAGAAACTTCGCTGGTTGGGTGACACCGAATCTGAAGTTGCTGCATTGGCATTGTGTGATGGTTATGTGAAGTCATTGGTTGCTGACGCAGCTAACGTCATCGACATCGCTTCACCGGTTGCTATCAACGCATCAAACGTACTTGCTAAATTGGCTTTAGTTTACAATGCTATTCCAGCTGCTGTAATCGCCAATCAATCAGAGTTGAGAATCTATGTATCAACACCAGTTGCTACGGCTTACCGTGCTGCTGTTGCTGCTGCCAACACTCAAGCCAACTTGACTCAAGCTCTTGACTTCTCTTACTTAGGTATCAAGATGGTTATGTGTCCAGGTATGGGTACAACTTCAAAAATCGTTGCAACTTTACGTGGTAACCTTATCTATGCATTCGATGCTGAAGGAGATGGCAAAGCGTTACGTGCAATCAACTTGGCTGACACAGTTGCTGAGCCGGTCATCCGTACTCGCGCAAACATGAAAGTTGGCTTCACTCACGTGAATGGTAACGAGATTGTTTTCTACAACTCAGTAGCCTAAATTTAAACAGCGGAGCGTCAAAACTCCGCTTTATTTTTAACTCACTAAACTCAAAAAAAATGTGCGAAGCTCTCGAATCCATTGTGAAGTCTTGCGACAACAACAGTGGAGGAATTGAAAAAATATGGATTAATCAGCAAGACAACATTGACGTTGCTACCGTGCCCGCTGGCACATGGGAAGTATCTGCAATTACATTGGTTGCTGGTGCTCCTGACTACACACCATTCGAAATCAGACGCAACACCGGCAGCTATGTCGAAGATGCTGCGATTGATTTGGTGAATGGCTCATCTTATGTCACAAAGACCATCGCATTGATGTTCCACCGCCGTGACCAAGACAAATCTCAAGCAATCAAAATACTTGGCGCTGGTCAGCAGTACCTCAATGCGATTGTTAAGGATATGAATGGCAAGTACTGGTACTTCCCTTTCCTTCAGTTAAGCGCTGTCGGTGAAGGTTCAGGTACTGCTCGTGCAGATGGTAGCAAGTATTCAGTTACTTTGGTCTCCGAAGATGATTTCTTATCTTATGAAATCCTTGAATCAGCTGTGACTGCTGTCATTTAATATCCAATAACCTACTCAACAAGAGCCATCCAATTAGGGTGGCTTTTTTTTGTACCTTATCGGGGGTAAAATTTGTATTTTTTACATTTTGATACCTTATCGGGGGTAAATTCTGCCACATATCTTATGACAAAATGTAAGATTGTGAACAAAATTTAAGCTAACTGCAATATAAGTAATGATATACATTAACAAGGGAGAGGTGAATTCGATTGTCCTGACGCTAACTGAGGTCTCGACATTGAGTGCACCATATTATTTGTTCGTTTTTCAGAACGAAATGAACCCAACATCTGACCCAATTCTCTTCACCAACCTCGATGAGTCACCGTATCCTGAGAGATTCAATCTCTTTTACTTGGATGAACCAATCGATGTGGAGCTTGTGAAGGGACAATATACATACAGCGTTTATGAGTCAACCATACCTCCAACCGAAATCAGTGACACCACTGGAGTGGTCATTGAAGAGGGCAGAATGGTTGTAAGTGGCGCAGCAATTTCATCAATATACGACTAACATGGCATGGTACGATAGATTCAGAGCAAACAAAACAGCAGATGTGGAAGTCATCTCGAGCAGCAATTACGATGCATTCAGCACACCCTTCGCCAAAGTAGGTGGTGGCAACCTTTCGCTGCCATACGTCAACGGCAGACACAGCACTGGTGGATACATTCCATTTGGCATTGACAATATGTACCCGGAGCTCCTTAATCAAATTGTGTTCAGCTCACCACTTCATGGCGCCATCGTGGACTACAAGACCAATGCAGTCATTGGTGGTGGCTTTGACATCAAAGTTGATGGAGCAACAGCAAAGGACTTGCTTGAGTTGTACACATTCGAGAAAAAAATCAGCATTAAGAAAATTGCAAGAGCAACAACTGAGCAATTGATTGTGCACAATCGTGTTTACTTCCGATTGTCCTTTGATGACAAGATGAACCTCAAGCGAGTGCACAACGTATCACCGGAAAAGGTGCGCAGAGCACGTCAGTTAAATGACTACTTTATATGTGAAGATTGGGCGAGCAGAATCGATGTTCAGACCATCAAAAAGTATCATCCAACTTGCACTGATCGTGAGCAGTTATTTGTGTACGAGGTCGAGACCTTAGGGCAAGATTGGTATCCGCTGCCAAAGTACACCTCCGCACTTAATTTTGCATTTTTGTCGGGCGATTTGTCATTTTTTGCCAAGAGCAACATTCAAAATAGCATCTTCCCATCATTTGCAATCATGTTCCCGAAGCGCCCACAAAGCGAAGAGGAAAAGAATGTACTGCGAAACACGATAAACAAGCTAAAAGGCGCAGAAAATGCAGGCAAAACAGCAGCATTTTTTGCCAACTCACCTGACCAGCTTCCAAAGATTGAGAGCATTCCAACCAATTCAAATGACAAGCTCTTCCAGGAAGCATCAGGATTGAATACTGAGCAGATTTGTTTTGCTCATACCATCGACCCGATACTCATGGGTGTGCGCACTACCGGCTCACTTGGAAGTGGTAGCGATATCAAGCAAGCATACGTAATCTTTGAAAAGAATGTCGTGATGCCACTCAGAGAGCAAGTGCAAGATATCTTCAACGAGATTCTACACATTGCCAAGCTCGGATTCGCTGACTTCAAAATCAACAACTTCCAAATCATCAATGAATCAATCGTTGAAATCGAAGGAGATGCATCCAAAACATCTGACGCACTCAACTCACTCAGCCCATTGGTTGCAACCAAGGTACTTGAGCAGATGACAACCAACGAGGTCAGAGCACTCGCCTCACTTCCACCGATACCTGGTGGTGATGTCACTCAAGCACAAGCAGCAGCAGCACAATCACAAACACCTCAAGCGTAATGTTGTACTTTATCACTGAATCATACCTCAAGACCAACACACCTATCACAGCCAATGTGGATGTGACTGATGTGTTCCCGTACGTAGCCACTCAAGCACAGCTCCGAGTGATGCCGATATTGGGCACCGTATTCTACAACCATATGCTCGAGGCATACAACGATCAAACTCTCACACCTGAGGAAGAGATGCTCGTGCAGTTCATTCAGCCCGTCATCGCATGGCGCTCAGCTGAAGATTGCGTATTCGGGTTGACATATCAGCTCAAGAATAAAGGACTTCAACAGCAGAGTGGTGACTACTCGCAGCCAGTAGGGCGCAGTGAAGTCGCATTCGGGATGGAGCACTATGCTCAGAAAGCATCATTTTTTGAGATGCGCCTAATCAGGTACCTGGTCAAGAACCGAGCAGAATATCCTATCTTCATCAGCCATGAAAATCGTGACACTGACCTTCGCCCACAAATCGAATGCGGACAATGCACCGGTGATTGCTTCATGAATGGTGTGTGGAGCTGTGGATATCCACGCAACAACGGATACAACAATCAAATTCTTATAATCTGATGAAGCACACTTCTCTCGCAATCTTCGCATCATTGTTCACCGTACTCGCACCCGTGCAGCCATTGGTATTGGTTGCCATTCTCGCCATATTTATCGACACAATTTTCGGAGTTTGGCGCTCAGTAAAGCAAGGTGGTTGGAAGGCATTCAAATCTCGCAGATTGAGCGACACAATTGGCAAGTCAGTACTTTATTGCGGAGGCATTGTGTTCGCCTTCCTGATTGAGAGATTTATCGCTGGTGATATCATCGCTCACTTCATCTCCATTGAGCTCATCATGACCAAATTTGTGGCTTTCTTTTGCGTAGTGGTTGAGGTCAAGAGCATCAACGAAAGCTATGAAAGTGTAACAGGCAAGAATATACTTGCAGCGATGCGTAAGTTTGTGACCAGGTCCAAGGAAGAGTTGGATGGTTGGAAGTAACCCCACTCAGTTATGACTGAGAATCCCCCGGTGATACGTTGCCGGGGTTATTTACTTAATTGAGGTGTAAAACACTTATAATGTCCAGTAAATTGCGCAAAATACTGGACATTTGTACGTTTAAAAACAAGTTATGGTCAGAACATACAACGATAAGCAGCTACTCGACAAGGTCAAAACGCTGCCAAACTTCAAGAGCATCCCGTCAGAGCATTGGATTCTTGGTGTACGATCTAATGAGGACAATCCAAACAGCTTCGATGACAAGTTCTACCTTTTTAAAGGCGAGGAGTTTGTATGGATGACATCAGGCACCACCAATCCAGGCACCCCCACTCTCAAGCAGTTTGAAAAGGTCAACAAGAATGGTGCTGCAATCTTGAAAGCAGACACCTGGTACTATAATGTGTGGAAATTCGGCAAACACCAAGGCAAAGTGGATGCACTCCTTCAGCTTGGTGCATCGGTCCAGGTGTATCGTGATACCGACAAGGATGACAGCAGCGAGGAGCAAGGTAAGTGTGAAAGCGGCTACTTTGGCATCAACTTTCACGCTAACACATACGACTTGAGCAAGCCATCAGGCAGCTCGATTGGTTGGTGGTCCGCTGGCTGCCAAGTGGTCAACAACGTGACCAAGTACAAAGAATTTATCAAGCTATGCAAACCACAAAAAAATGTGAGTTACTGCCTTATTCAAGAATTTTAACCTATAAATTTATGAAAACAATTAAATTTTCAACTTATAGTGTGATATTTTTGTTGTGTTCGTGCACCGCCAACTATCACCTCACCAAAGCAATCAAAAAAGGATATCGCTGCGACAGTGTAGCTGATACCATTCGCATCACAGCAGTGGACTCTTTTCCCGTGATTGTGGACAATAAGATTGTGTATGAATACTATCACACCACCAAAGACACTATCGTGCGTTACAACACATCCTATGTGCCACAAACAAGGTGGCAAACTCGCATTGAATACAAGCTCAAGCGTGACACGATTCGCCAGGTGCAGAAGATTGAAGTGGCAAAGTACAAATCACAAAAAGAAAAGCCACTATTTTGGGTGCTGATTCTTGGATTTGCAATAGGAATGGGAACCATGTATCTATTCAGGTACTCTAAAAAACAAATATGATAGTAAAAAAACACGCCAAGAACATCCATGAGCTTCAGCTTGAGGGTAACCTGGTAAAGATTGCAATGCTTTCGGATATACATTGGGACAATCCCAAATGTGATTGGAAGATTCTCAAGCGTGACCTCGACTATTGTTTAGAAAACAACATCCCGGTGA